ATATTGCCAAAATAGTCTCCGTTCCCATCAAAGTACCCCGCGCCGGTCGTGAAGTCGGGGGATACAAACGGGCTGTTGTCGGTGATGCGGGGGGAGCCAGTGACAGTGAGTGTGTAAGGGCTGCTGCTGTTGTCGATGAAGCGGTTGGACTGACAAATTAGAAGTCGTGCAGTACCAGAAGCGGCAATTGAAAGCGGCGCCAGAGAAGGCGTGAAATTGCTCGTATAGAGAGCAGCGCCAGTCACATATCGGAAGTTTGATATGTAACCTAGCCACACCTGAGTCGGGCTTGAATCGCTTCTGGCGCCGACGGTTAGAACGTTTAACGCTACTACTTGCGTCGCAGAGGAAACGGGAGTTCCGACTGACTGGCCGTCAACGAACATCCGATACACGGACCCGTCATACGTAACAGCTATATGAACCCACTTGTTATACAGACCAGCAAAGCTACTAGTGATTGTCCCAATAACTGGAGTTGATGAACTGGTGGAACGCAAGGAAAACTCAAGATTTCCGGATGAGGTGTGCAGCAACATCATCCCGTACAGGTTAATTGCGTTTGCAAAATCAAAGAAGGCGTAGGTTTGATTGGATGCGCCAGCCAGATAAACCCATCCTTCAACCGTAAACGCCGAACTAGATAAGGCGCTTGCTGTGGTGCGAAGTAACGTCCCGCTCCCATCAAAATAAACGCTGTAATTCCCCCCAAAGTAAGGCGAGAACGGACGAGGGCCTACATCACCATTAGGCGTAATTAAGAAGTTATTTGCACTAGCATCACTGTTGTACGCTAGCGGTGTGGTCATTGCATTACGACCGCGTGTGTAAGGTACATCGCCCTGCAACAACAGTGTTGTGTAATTAAAGTAGGGATCACGACCAACTGGCCACTGCTCGCGTGCATTATATACTAACTGATCTTTTAGTGTGTAGACGCCACCAGCACTAGCCTGCGTAGGTTGAATAGTAGCTGTACTACCTATATATTTGCCCATAGTTGCTCCTATCTTGCTGTGGCTAGTCTGGTTGGGTGTTCTGCAAAGGCCATGTATATGTAGGTTTGACCTGCTGTGACATTAGAGTCGTCACCTACATTGCGGATCTTGAATCCATTCGAGAGAAAGTCAATCGAGTAGTTGCTGCCTGCAAATCCACCACCCTCTTGAAGGGTTAGGTTTGACCACAAAACACTTTCATGTACATTGGTAGGACCTCTAACCGAATCACGTAATATCCAATTAGATGTTCCACTTGTTTTCTTAATCATGATAAATTTAGGTCTAAAACCAAGATATACAAAAGGACCATCAGTAATTCCATTTGCGGTATAACTACCAAACGATGAATAACCTGGTATAGCTGTCCAGCAGTAAGCAATCATCTCAGAAGCTGAATTTGCGAATGCAGTTTGGGCAATTTGAAAATTTGTAGGCTGTATAATAACATAGGCTCCACCAGATAAAGGTCCATTATTTATACCTTTTGCCGCAGTAGAATTTAATAACATCCAATTAGTATTAATACCTTCATTAGTATAGTATACTCCCCACTCGCCAGTAGCATTTCGTGATTTAGTAATAATCATAGCTGGTGTAGAATTTAGTCCATGACCAACGGTAAAAGTTGAAGCTTGCGCTCCAGCATAACTAACTATTGAAAATCCGGCCATTTGATTGGCTCTTACTTGTGAGCTAATGCTACCAGCATTGTTGGTAACCGTCGTGCCACCAGCGTTCCAGCACCAAGCGACATAATTCGATCCTGTTGCATTGGTAAGAGAGCCGTTTCCAACTACAGTAAAATTGTTATTACCAATAGCTGTTACTCCAAATCCACTTGCTGTTGATTCACCCACTGTTTGATCAGTAAATAAAGCCGGACTACCACCAGTATTAATACCTCTAACAGTATCATATACCGTATTCGAATAACTAGTGTTACTTGCTCCTAGTGTTCTATTTTTAATCCAAATAAGATCTGGCTGAAATCCAATATTAGGAATTGATTGGCTACTTCCGGACCCACTATAAGTAACTGCTTGAAAATAGTTATCTGCTTGATTATCGCTGGTTTGACCAACAGCTGGCGCACTAAGGTTAGTTGTGCACAGTGCTTTGTATCCACTAGGTGCTTGATATGCAAAGGGGCGTTGGCCGAAGTTGGCGTAGAAAAGCAAACCAGACACATAGTTGCCGCAAGCAAACCAAACCTGAGAATATGTATAGCTAATTGCTGTTGTTATAACAACGCCATTTTTATAAAACAGCACGGTTTTTGCATCTGAATCGACCGCTATACCAATAACGTCATTTGTTGTTGCCGTCACCAAACCAGATCTAATTAGTGCCGAGTCTTTATAAATCTGACCTCCAGCCCAATACGCAATACCTTCGGTTTGGCTTGCATAAGTAATTCCGCTTCTTGTTGGACCCTGAATGCCAACGGGCCAGTTGGTGTTTGCATCACCTTTTGTAATCTCTGCGTACCATTTGCCAGTGGAAGGAATCGCTATACTTGAAAAAGCCACTTGAGGTGAGGTTGAAGAAGGAGCGTAATCTAAATTGCCGTTTGTTGGTTTTGATGTCGTAATCGTTTCAAGCGGGTTCCACGTCGCGTAATTCCCCCTCACCTCGCCGCCTAGACCCGTATCCACACCATACAAACTTGGTACGTCTACTAGGCTGTCATTTCCTGTACCTGGAGTAACGCTAAAATTATTGGCAGTCCAGTTGTTGCCATTGCCACTGCTATCATAACCTAGTGCAGTTGTTGTGCTGTTGTTGCTAAAGTTTAGTCTAAAGCCATTTGTGCCGTAGGTGCCCACATAGGGTTTAGGTATCCATACACCAGTTTGTGGATCAGTTTCGCCAAATAGACCGGCAAGATTTGTCGAAGCCCACGTTCCGTTTGTTGCGCCCGTTGGGTAGCCGTCAATGAAATTGACTTCGGTCATGTAGCCATTAAATGGACGCTGCAAAGACCCGTTGAAACGTTCTAGCCCTATAAAGTGTGGTTCAGTTGAATTGATCTCCGTCTCAGCATTAAGTGCTGGGTATGACGCAGTGCTTAATGAAATCAGTGCTGTTCCATTAACAAAAAATTTTACACGGTCATTTGATATAGATTGAGTTGAATCATATGCTAAAACAATGTGGTGCCACGCAGAAAAGTCACGAAAATAAGCGGTAGGAACTATCTGTGCGTTAATTGTTCCTCCAGCAATAACAGAGTAAAAATCCAAATTATTATTAGCAGCGCTTCCGAAACGGATTCCTGCGCCATAACTTGAAGTGGTCTGATATTCAGTGCCAAATAGAAATGAAAAATCCGCTGTAGCACTTACTTTTACCCATGCTGCCCATACCCAAGTTTTACGATTACCTGCTGTTGAAGGGGTTCTAGCAAGGTATGTGTTATCCATACCATTAAACCGCAATGATCTCTGTACAACATTGGGTGGTACAGGCCAGTTATTACCAACCAGTGCACTACCATGCTCGTCTAGTGTCCACACACCACTAGCACGACTTGTACTAGCAGTACTAGGATTACTGGCTATGTAGTTTGCTAAGGTGCGATTGATGGGCATGGTTAAGCAGTTCCAGTAATTGTTTCGTAGCTGGCTACAAGTTCGATACTACTAGCAGTACCAACTGCTACGGTAACTGATTGTGTATCGGTTACATAGAGTGAAGTTGTTTTGTCTGCTATGATCAGGGTACTGTTGGGTGGTACAGCAATTTGATATGCCAGTCTATATGCAGTGCCACCACCTGCAGTAGCACTGTTGATGGCTACACTTACCACAGCAGTTGCATTGGTAACGTTTGCAGCACTAATAAAGTTTACACGATTTACTTTGCCCAGATCAGGTTGCAGTGCTGTCCAAGCTGTGCTGTTTAGGTCACTAGGTTTTAAGTAGGTAGTGCTTGCACGAATATCACTAACGCCGACTATATTAGGAGTTGCCATTATGTTTTCCTATTAAAATCCAAAAATCATTGCTATAGCAGTTGCCTTGCCTGTGGTCGCTGCGTTATTTTGTGCCCACTTCATGCCGGTAGCTTGTGTGCTGTCTGCTGTTAATATGTAGTCATTGGTACCAACGGGCAGTCTAGCGTCCTGTGTACCATTATTTACAAATATATCGCCTTTTGTAGTAAGTGGGCTTATAACGGTTTGCTTGACAGCACCAGTTGAGGTAAATGTACCATCTAGGGTCCAGGTTTCGCCTGGTTGTATAGTTGGTTTGGCGATTATGCGTTGAGTTCCACCATCATACTTTACGTTTAACGTGATGGCTGCAGTATCACGGTTGTACACTGTGATTGTTTTAATTATGCGTCTAGTGGCGGCCGCACCAGCTACCACAGTTACATCCGTAGTACCATTGAGTACACCATCGCCAGTGCCCTCAGTAAAACTAGTGCCAGTATTATCTGCATAAGCAACTACATAATCAGGGTTAGTAGTTGCAGCAGCGGCAGCCATATTAATCTTTATATTTTGGGTATTAGTGTTCAGCACTAAAGTTGTCATATTTGCCCCTTAAGTTGTAAACCATGTATAGGCGCTGCCACCGCCACTACCACCTACCTGTATATACGTACTACCAGACCAGCGATAAACTATATTGCTGTCTGTAACTACATATATTTTGCCTGATTCACCCGTTGCGGGTAAGCTGGCATAGTTGTTGTATTCCACAACATCATCTACATAGCTAGGTAGTTGAGCACTAGCTACTTTTCCAGTACCGTCTAGTACAGGGTATCTAACATCTGCTTCTGTTTTTGTGTATCCATCTGATAAACCGCGCGGTGTGTAGGCTACCAGCTCAACAGCATCACCAGCTTGCACGCCTGACACTAATACCACAGTACTACCATTGCTAGCTGTGTAGTCTGTACCGCTAACCAATTTAACACCATTTAGGAAAACGTCTAGGTAGCCAAGCGAATATCCACTAGTTGGTGTAAATGTTGTTTGGCCACTGGTTGCTACCACAGTTGTTGTAGTACGCTGTGAAGCAACGCCTGGACTGTTTCCTAAATATGCCATAATTTATCCTGTTATTTCAGTTTAGATAATGGAGCCTGTTGCCAGCCCTCTGTTCCGTCTGTCTCTTGTGATGGGATAGACCCGTTTTTAGTCCAGTACATATCTATCCTTATAAGGTTGGAAACGCTGCTGTTGGTAAGGCAAGATCATTAGTGCCGTTAAAGACCATCTGACCGGCATTTCCTCCAGTGCCTGTGACGTAGCGAGCGTAGCCTTTGGTGATTCGGACGTCTTGCATATACCCACTGAAATAATCCGCAGCCCCTCCAGAATCAATTGCAACTCCAATAACTGGTTGAAGACTTGATTCAACAGTCATTGATACCGTCGCTGTTCCTACAGAAGTGCCATTCCGATAAATCGTGAAAACATTTCCGCTTCGTACAACAGCAATATAAGCCCAAGTGTTCAAAACTGAGCTTAAACCTGTTACGTTAAGGTTAACTGCCCAGGATGAATCTCCTGAAGCAACTAACAATTGCAAACTAGTGTCGTTACCTTTTAGCAGCAGTCCAGGATAAGCGGTTCTATTTGTCAGATTGATAATCGCTTTTGATGTTGTGCTTGTTATATAAGCCCAAAGTTCAATCGTAAAATCAGCCGCACCCAAGTCAATAAGCACATTTCTTGGGCCTAAAGCATAGTCGGTTGTACCATTGAACGAAATACTGCCACTGCCCCACTTAGCAGAGATCGCCGTACTTATCTGAGCATTGCCCACCGTCTCCAGATCATTCTTACTGGTAGCGTCGTAGATTCCGGCGTTGGTGAAGTTGAGCAATAACCGGCAGGTTCCAGAGCTTACTGTGGGCGTAGGTGGCGCAGTAGGGACAGATATGGTTGCCCCGCTATACAAAGCCGCCCCCGATGTCCATTTAACGCCGGATTGATAGCCATTCCAGAATGGGTTTGTTCCAGCATTTGCGCTACCAAATTTGACAGTAGTTCCTGTCGTTCTGAGCTGAGTCGATGTATATACCGAATTGTTTATTACTCTTGTGCCGTTAATCCAAACATTTAATACACCACTTTCTCTTGTAAAAACCACCCACGACCACTCGTTTAGTCTTAATGATCCAGCAGCAGTACCTGAACCTCCAAAAGCCGCCCCTCCAGCAGAATCAATACCGTATACGTTTACTGTTGTACTTGCCGCTGTTGTTGGCATTGCTCTCAACATAAGGTCATCAGTAGCAAACGCAAAAATCGCACAAGAATACAGAGGGCCGCTAAAAGACAGCGGATAGACCCAACCTTCGTAGGTAAAGTCGCCTGTCGCCGTATACCAATCGGTTGTCGTGATGGAATTGATTTGAAGGTAATCCCCCGTCCCATCAAAATACCCACTGCCACCATTAGTCGCAGCACTCCAGCTTGAGGTGGGGTTGAATGGGGAGAAGGCTTGTACGGATGGGGTTCCACCGCCAACAGTAATTGTTGCATTATTTGTTGATGCGTCCCTAAACCTATTGTATTGCATCGAAAGAAATGTTGTTAGTGCTGTTACACTAAACGGCGCTGTTGGTACAGTAATTGACGGTCCTGTATAAATAGCTGCGCCAGCTCCTTTAAGAATTCTTGCGCTTGCGATATATCCATAAGGTGTGTTTGTAGATGATGTACTTATTCCTGAGCCAATAGCGAGATTGTTTGAACCACCTGTTAAAGAAAAACTTGTATAGGTATTACCTGCGGTTCCATTCACATAAGTTCTAAGTGTTGTTCCGTCCCAACTAACTGCAAGATGATTCCAACTGTTAATTGTTACAGTCAAGCCTGACGTATAGTCGGCTACCGAAGATCCAAATTTAAAAACATTTGTATTAAAAAGGCCCATATTCCATTCTTCACCTGCGGCTCGTTTGGTGAACAACGATTGAAATACTCCGCCAGACGTTGGATAAAAAAAGCACTCCACAGTAAAGTTTTCTGAAGCTGAAGAACTAGAAGAAAGCGTTATTCCTGAATTACTAGCAACAACTAAATAATCACCACTCCCATCAAAATAATTCCCCCACCCCGTCTGCGAGAACGGTGAGAACGTACCTTGTGTCGGAGCATTTGGGCCTGTAAGCGGGTTTCTTGTGACCGTAAATGCGTTGCTGCTTGAGTCTAAGAACGTGTTGTTGTTCGATAGATTGGTTCCGTTGCCTGGTAAATGTAGTGTTACTAATTCATAGTAAGGATCTGATACTGTAATTGTTACAGCTAGAGAAAATGTTCTAGGACTATCTTGATTTTCAGTATCTATAGCATTGACAGTAAACGAATAAGTTGTATCTTGTGTTAGTCCCGCAATTGTACCGCTTAACAAACCGCTACTGTTTAGGGTTAATCCAGCAGGTAAAGTGCTTCCTGTAGCTAAACTAAATGTACTAGCTCCAGAAGCCTGTAATTGAATATTGACTATCACACTACTATTTAAACTACTAGTAGTCGTCCAACTTGGGACAGTGCTAAATGTGACACCATTCACACGAATTGCCACTCCACCATCACTATTTACTAGATATACAATATAAGTACCTGCTGCTGTGCCTGGTACCTGTGCTCTTACTTCGGTAGCCGACACAAAGGTAGTACTGGTGGCCGGTATGTTGTTGACCACGACCTGACAGCCTGTGGCAAATCCAGTGCCGGTAATTTTTATGTATCCACCCGCAGTGTCAACAGCAGTATCATCTAGTATAGTATAGTTACTACTAGTTACCTGTATATTGGTGATTTTAGGCCCGCCACCTTGACTAATTAGTGTAATAACCTCACTAGCTAATTTACTACTAGTAATGGCACTATTAGCAATATCGCCACTTTGTATACTACCGTCTACAATATTACCACTATCAACAACACCTTGATAAGGAGCATTACCTATATAACCCATTATAACCTCCTTAGTTGGCGCTTGATAAGTAGCTTACTATAGCATCACATGTATTACTTGAACTACTCCATGCTGTTACACTGTCACCAGCTTCTAAGACTAGTTTTTGGTCGCCGCCTACTAAGACAATTGCTCCGCCTGGTAGTAGTGTAGCATCTTTGATGAGGTGTGCATTAGCTCCACCATTTTTAACTAATTTGCAACTAACAGTAATATTGCTACTAGTAGTGTTCGATAAACTTAGGCCAATTACAGTATGTGCAGTGCTTGCACTAACTACATCTGTTAGTGTGCTTGGACTGCCACTGGTGCCAATATTCTGTGAGACTTTACTTTTAAAGGGCATGGCAGTTCCTTATCCTAGAGCAATTGCCATGGCAATTGCAGAATCAATGGTTATATAATTAGCACCGTTTGTTAATTGTGTATTATTTGTAGGTATGGTAACTACACCAGTGCTACTATCGTAGGCGCCACTACCTGCTTGAAAACTTAGCGCACTTCTAGCACGGCTGTCTGTGTAGTAGAGATTGGTACCTTCGGCTAAGTTATTTGTATTCTTGGTGGCCAGTCTTGTGTCAAAGTCTGCGTTAGCTCTGGCTGTGGTATAGTAGAGATTTGTTGAACCTTCGGCAACACTGTCTGTACTACCAGGACTTGCACTAATTTCTACATACACACTGCCTGACCAGCGATAAGTTTTGCCAGTGTCTATGGCAACATAAATTTTTCCTGCTGTACCACTAGCTGGCATGGCAGCTAGGTTTGCATACTCCAACACATCATCTACATAACTAGGTAGTTGTGTGCTAGGTACTAGGCCACTGCTGTCTAAGCTGGCGTAGCCATTTGCTGCACCTTTTTCTGTGGTTAGCTGAAATCTAGCGTCTGCTTGTGTAGTGGTATAACCATCTGCTAAACCATGTACAGTATGCGCTACTATTTCAACTATGTCTGCTGCTATAGCAGGATCTAGTAGGGTAATTGTTGATCCATTTGTAGCTGTAAAATCGGTAGTTTCTACTAATCTTACGCCATTATAGTATACATCTACATAACCTACAGTATATCCGCCTGTGGCAGTAAATACTGTTTGATTGCTAGTTGCTACTACAGTAGTAACACTTCTAGCAACTGTTGAAACTAAACTTTCTACTTTGTAAGCCAGTATTTCTACTACATCACCATTTTCTGCAGGTACACCTAGTACAACACTAGTTTCATTTGTAGCTGTAAAATCTAAGCTAGGTAGTAGTTTAACACCGTTTCTAAAAACATCTATAGCACCTACAGTATAACCACCAGTGACTGTAAAGGTAGATTGCTGAGAAGTAACACTAACAGTTGTTGCTGATCTAAGTGCTACAGCTCCGCTGCTACCACCACTACCCCCACCAGTACCAGTAGTTATACTACCCAGTGTATTATCTGGTTTTCTAAAGTAGATGGTACTATCAGCATAGTTTAGGGTAATTTCACCATAATCTAAGCTTGTGGGATTTGGTTGCGCACCACTAGTACCACTACGCTTTAATCTAATTTTTGACATTATCTTTTATCCTAGAAAGGCTCGGGTCAGGTCTTAGGACGCCCAGTTATCTAAAAGATTATAAAATCTTAATATGTGCCGCCGTCTACAACAGCAATACTTACTGCACCACTTGTAACTGTAAAGTTTGCGCTATCAAAGCTAGCAATACCTTTTACGCTTGTTGTAGCTGTTTGCGTTGTTAGTTGGACATCGACAACATTAGCAGTACCACTAATACTAAAACTACCTGTAGTATCACCAGTTGCAAAAGTTACTGTGCGCGCTGTTGTCCAGCTAGCTGCAGTACCTGTAATGCTTGTAACATCTAATGTACCCTTTGTGCCACTATAAACTTCGCCGGTATCTGTGGCATCAGGAATGAATGTAAAATAGCCTGTACTGTCATCAAAACCAAAGAAACCTAGTTTAGCTGTAGTACCGTTGTGCCACTTAAACTCAATACCACGATCCTTATTGTCATCACTTGCTGGTGCTGTATCACCGCCTAGTGTAAATACGGGATCATCAATAGTTACTGTTGTGCTATTAACTGTAGTAGTTGTGCCGTTTACTGTTAGGTTGCCAGTAATAACAAGATTATTACCAACATATAAGTTTTCGCTAACACCAACACCACCAGTAACTACTAGTGTACCACTGGTTGAGCTTGTACTGCCAGCGTTCTTAGTAAAAGTTACGCTGTCGTTAGCTGTTAGTGTTGTAAATGCGCCTGTACTAGCTGCGGTACTACCAATACTAGTATTATTAATTACACTGCCACTAAGTGTTGCATATAGTGTGCCACCAACTCGCATGTTGCCCATAATATAGGCACCACCATTATTGACTACTAGGGCGCCAGTTTGTACTGTAGGGCCAGCATTAGTTGCATCTGTAATTGTTAAGACACCACCAGCAAATACTGCACCAGCAATACCAACACCACCGCCCACTGTAAGTGCACCAGTTGTTGTACTTGTGCTTGCTGTAGTTGGTAGTACATTTAATTTTGTACGATCTAGTTGAGCAACTTCTACAGCAGCATTGCTAGCAGCATTTTCTGCATAGAAGTGTAAGACACCGTCGCTAGCACCTGGTGTAGTTTCTGCTATAATATAGGTATAACCATCTACAGACTTTACGCCGCCTAGAGAGCCCCACTGAGCACCGTTGTAGCCTTCAAAGCTTGAAGTATCTGTGTTATATCTAACAGTACCCTGCACTGCCGGGCTGCGCTGAGCAGTTGTACCAACAGGTATCTTTAAACCATTTGTACCAGATACGCTAACATATCCTGTGCCATTAGGTGTAAGTACGATATTTCCATTAGTATCTGTACTGCTAATAGTATTGGCATTGATAGTAATGTTGTCAACATTCCACTCATCAACCTTTTTACTACTATCAACAATAACAGCACTACTAGCTGTGACTGTACCATGTACGTGATCTAACAGGTCAGTAAAGTATTTACCACCGATTACATACTGGCTAGCAGCAATACCACCGGTTTCGTTTCCAAAACCAAAGTATAGTCTGTCACCGCCGTTTGCTTGTGTACCAGTACCTGCACTATAAGCTAATTCACCATTTGCTAGTGAGGGTGCTAGGGCAGTACTAGAACGCTTGATACGAATAATTGAAGCCATTTATTATCTCCGATTAATAGAAGCCACCTTCCATATTTTGGGCATCAAGCGTGGTTGTTGCTACCCATTTCTGTACTAAAGTTTTATAAACTAAGAGTCCGCCATCTGTTAGGTTTGTTAAGTCTATATCTGTTAGACCTTGTACTGTAGTAGCTCCAGCGGGACCCATTAAACCGGCAACTACAACTTGAGGTTCTTTTCTTTCAATTACTACTTGATTACTTTTTTCGGTAACGATTACCTCAGTTGTCATCGTGTAACCTCCGCTACTAGGGTTAGGTTGCCTTGTATAAATGTAATAACATTTCCGCTGGTATCTGTTAGTTCTAGACTATAAACTGCTGTGGGAAATGTAAATGCTGCAGTTTGTGCGCTAGTCATAGTTAGTGTTATTGTATGACTTGTGGCATCTATAACAATACCACCATTTAAGTGTGTAAGTTCTAGGATAACTGTGGGGTTGTCTACGGTTTCTCTAATCTGCATTTTAGCAGTATAACCAGTCAAGTTTACGGGATAGTTCCACTCTACAACACCGCCGCTAGTATATGCAGTATAAGCACTACTATTTACCTGATTAAGTGTTACAGTATTTGTACCAACACTAGTAGCAATATAGTAACTATCCTCAGCTACCATATTGATTTCCTTCATTCCACCTACACCCGTCACACGAACTCGCCAACCAACTGGTACTGTATGACCTGGCGCTGTTATTACACAAGGGGCTGCTTTTGTAATTGCAGTAATATTTGCATATTGCTTAGTTTGTGACTCCCAGCGATATACTTCTTTAAATGTACTGCCTTGATAGATCTTATAATTAATTTTTGCCGGTGTCATCTTACACCTTTACCTTTCTAAGAGCTGCTAATTTTTTAAAACTATTAAGCTCTGTAGTTAATGCGCTAACCTCTTGTTGTAGTTTATTATTATCAATACTTAACTTTGTAAGTTGATTATTTAATTCAACAATTTCATTCTGTAGCTTGGTTAATTCTTCTGTAAGTTTGGCATTCTGTGTACCCATACGTTCCAACTCCTCGTGCATCATTTTAATAACACTGGTTTCTGCATCGGTACTACGCCACTCTTTTACTAATTTTTGTATACCTACGCCTAGGGCAATTAAGGCCATCCCTGCTACACTAATAGTTTGTATCAGGCTGTTATTCTCTACAGCATCCATTGCAGCTCCTCTTTGTTAGCAGTGGTTAACATACAGGTTTAATTGTAGCTAGTCTGCCAACTAATTTTAGTGGCTCCGCTGTTGTCAAGTAAAAATATTTAAACCTTTCTCAACTCTTGTATATTATATCACAAGGGCAAAGACTTGTCAACTATAAAAAATGCCCTGCTCAATCGTTATTGAGCAGGGCATTGAGCGGAACTTTTTGAGTTCTTTGTTAGTCGACCTGTGGTTTCCAAGTTGGTTTAGTCAGCTCGGTCGCCAGGTCGGGGTAGATTTGTCGATCTAAAATCACTTAACAAGTTAAGTGATTCTATATGCTCCTGTACCGCTAGCATTACTATTATTATATGCACCAAATTTTAGTGTATAATTACCAGTACTTGACACACTATAAGAAAAATAAGATGCTAAGCCACCAGCGGCGTCATCATCAACAATAACAGTAGTACCAGAACCGTTTACTAGTCTTATATAACTATCAGTACCATTCCACACTATACCAGGAGCCCAGCTTGCACCAGTTGGTCCAGTACCTGCCTGCAACGTTTGTCCAGCTACTAAAAATAGACTTACATTAACAGTATTATTAGTAGCGTTATCGCCTCCAGTAATATTATAGCTTACATATACTGGGCCACTTGCAGGTGGCGGAGGTGGGGGTGGAGGTGGTGGAGGAGGCGGTGGAGGGGGTGGTGGAGCTGGCGGTGGTGGTGCTGGAGGAGGTGGTGGAGGTGGTGGAGGAGGTGGTGCCCAATAGTAGTAAAAAGTTGTTGTTGCCGTACCTGGTGCCTCATTAGAAGTCCAATCAATACGGTTATACCAACCAGTACTATCTGCATTTGTCCAACCATCTGCACCATTTGCAGTATAGGTAAACGTCTGAGATCCTGGATTAATTTGTCCAATATTAGACACATTATTTGGACCTGCAGTTATACCGCCGCCACTATTTCTAAATGTAATACTAGCATTTAAATATACTGTTGTAGTTGCTGGCTGATCTAATCCTACTATAATACTAAAATATTGACTAGTTGGGTTAGCTGGGCTTACATACGAATTACTAGTACTTAGCGCAGGTGGAGGTGGCGGAGGAGGTGGAGGTGGCGGCGGAGGAGGTGGAGGTGCTACATATCCACAAGTTGGGCTGTTGTATTCCTGAACCTGATCATAATATCCACCAGAGCCATTAGCATAGCGATAGTACAGTGTATAACCACTACAGTATTGACTTAAGTAGGTACCACTAGCAGGATTTACTGTAACCGTTGCTTGAGCGCTGCCACTATTTTGAGCATTAAAAGCACTAAGGGTATAAGTTGTAGTTGAAGTAGGATATACAACAACACTGCCACTTCCTACAGTAATCCCGCCTACACCATTATTAATGTTTGCATATGTAGCATTTGTAGTTGTATAGCTTAGTGTACTAGATTGACCAGCAGTAATTGTACTAGGACTTGCACTTAGGGTAGCGCTAACACCTGGTACTGTTGAAGTACTATTAATAGTAAGTGTACCAAATGCATTAGTTGCTGTAAGTGTATAAGTAGTAGTTTGAGCTACGTTAGTTTCTAATAAACTGCTTCCTTGTGTACCTAAGCTAGTTGCCTGATAGCCTTGATCGCTGTCAATTCTTACAGACGGCGTAGGATTACCGCTAATAGACCAATCACCATAAATATTTGCTACACCAGTATGGGTACTAGGGCTAACACTAAATGTTCCACTAGGTGCTGCTCCATCTCCTGGTATTCTAATATTTCCTGTGCCTGTGGCAAGTGACCCACCAATATAGGCACCAAATCTAAAATATTCGTCTAATTCTATTACTCCATCTGCTGTTGGTGTAATACTAAGCGTAACGCTACTACTATCGCTGCTACTAGATGAAGTCCAGCTTGAGGGGCTAATACTTACCTCAGCACTAGCATTTGTTCCGCTTGTAGGAGCTATTGTTTGAAACGTAAAAGTAGTGTTTCTAATATTTTCAGCTGTAAATGTTACGCTATAAGTGGTGCCCTCATTCATTGGATCTGGAATAGCTCCAAAGTAATAATTAGGTGCACCTTTAGCAATAATTTTAATATTACTACTAGTAGCCAAAACTGTTCCTGCACTGTTTCTAGCTTCTATTCTAAAAAATTCGTCAGCTTCTGTGTTATAGTCTTGTGTTGCTGTAAAGTTTACTTGCACATCTATATAGTTAGAATTAACATACGTGCTGCTAGTTAGTAAGCTAACTTCACCACTAGCATTTGTACCACTGCTAGGACCAACTAAGTAAAAGTATGCTGTATTTCCAGACCAATTACTTGCAAAAAAGGCTATACCATATGTAACGCCTTCATGTATTTCTGCAGGTGGTGTACCAAAACTCCAGGAAGGTACTGGTGTTTGACTGGTATCATTTATAGTTGTACTAGTTGCTGAACTGGCTGTATCATAAAATATATCGCTAAAATTACTAGTAGTTGATAGTTGCCACTTAAAGCTTTCTGCAGTAGACTCAGTTGTAGAATCTGCTGCTATACTAACACTAAGATTTTGTGAGCTTCTAGGCCACTGATTAGCCCAACTGCCACTAGTACTGCTGGTAAAATCACCGGCACTAGTATTAGTACCAACAATTCTCCAGTATAGTGTTCTGTCTGTGGTATCTAATAGCGTGAAACTAAATGTGGCGGTATCACCTTCATTAACGCTACTAGGCGCACTAACACCTTGTAATTGTGGCTGAGGGGTACCAGTCCATAAACTAACACGTATATTACTAATATTATTGTTTAGGGTTGTTGCAGAAAATCCTGACACTGTCCAATAATTACTAAAAGTATAGGATCCAGAGTAAACTCCTATAGCACCATAGTAAGTTCCAGCTGCTAGTGTTAGCGATAATCTACTACTATAATTAACGCCGCGATTGTCTATACCATCGTCATCACCTGCTCCAGATGTGTGCTGCAATATTCCACTGCTATTATATACAGCTATACTGGTATCTACACCAGTTGCACCTATGGGTAGTTCATGTTCAGTACTAAAGATTATAGTAGTTTGGCTGCTTAGGGTCCATGTTACCCAATAGACTCCACTGCTTATATAACCACCACTTAAACTTTGGCCAAGAGTATTTAGTGATATTGATGCTGCGCTAGGTGCTGGTGTTAAACTAGTATCTCTAATTATTACACTAGTATTTACATCAGTATACGAATCTAATCTAATAGTAAAGGTTTCGTCGCCTTCAGTTGTACTATCAGAACTAGTTGTATAGTTTAATACTGTGCCATTACTAACCGTGCCAGTTAAGCTAGCACCACCTATATCTGCACTACTTACCCCAAGAATACTATAATTAAAGCTACCAGCCTGGTTAGTTGTAAATGTTATACTAAAACTGCCACCCTCATTTACTTCGCTAACGCTGCGGGTAAATGTTCTAACTATAGGAGTTGTACTAGTATCACTAACATCTATAGGCCCTATTAGCCCCCAACGATTAGAGTCTACAGGGCTGCCACTATTCCAAGTACCTGCAGTAAAGAAATAAATATAAAATTGCTCTGTACCCTCTGTTGTAGCATCAGCATTTAGTGTTACTGTAATTGTACGTTGTGCTCCAGCCCCGGTAGCACTTTGAAAAGTGTTCGTTGCTGGCGTATAGCTAGATACATCACCAGAAGTAAAACCGGTTCCACCTACTATTTTAAAATAAATATTTTGAACTACGCTATCTTGTATAGTAAATACAATACTAGTACTATTTCCCTCATCTACTGGATTAGGCGTTATTGAAACATTGGATATATTTAATGTTGGCGTTTGGCTAGTGTCATTAACACTTACTGTTGGGCTTTGATATAATAGTGTAGTGTAACTGCTATCACTATAAAATCCTATACTAAAACTTTCTGCTGTAATTTCAGTTGTATAATCGGTTTTAATTGTAATATCTGGTAGTGTTCTTTGTACTTGCCCTACAACAGTATAAATAGTTCCACTTAAACTAGTATCTACATCTGCACTAGTAAAGTTTGCGCTGCCATTTGTTTTCCAGTAAACTGGTACATTGGCTACGGTAAAATCTAATGTAACTGTTAAGCTTAAAGTTTTAGTAGTAGTTTCATTTAAGTATATTAAACCAGTACCACTATCAACACTAGGACTCGCACTATATAGCGATACTGTAGGTGCAGGAGTTTGACTAGTATCATTTATTGTAATACTTTGTGTATCATAAACACTACCATTAGCGTCTACTAATTCAAGCAATAATGTTTCTGGGCTACCAGCTTCAGTAGTTAAGTCGTTAGTTATGCTAACTGACCAATTTCTAAAAATAGATAATATTTCTCCACCACTATAAACGGTAGTAAGAGTTACAAATCCACTTGGACTAATTGTTACATCACTACTATTAGCTGTACTACCACTAGCTATTTGTAATTTAAAGGTCCTATTATCATAAGTATACTGATTGAAATCCCAATCGCCTCTAACAGTAGCTGTTTGTCCCTCGTCTCTGCTAGAAGTAGCAGTTGTTAAATTAACCATAGTTCCCTGTGTAGGAAACTGGCTAGTGTCATTAATAACTATTTGTATTGTTTGACCAGTTGCGGTTAGTATAAGTGTAAAAGTTTTTTGACCGTCTGTTCTATTATCTGCTGTAGTATAAAAAGTTTTCTCTGTATAACCACTCTGAAATGTACCTTGTATGGCAGGAAATGTTCCACTAGTAGCTACATTACTACCATCTAAACTATCCAATCCGCTAACAGTATAACCTAATTGAGTTCCTACAGCAACATATGTAGTATCTACTCTAATAGTAAAACTACTACCTTCACTAATAGCACCAGTAGCTGGAGTCTTTGACAATACATAGCTAGCAGCTGGAGCTGGAGTATTTGTAAGTGTAAAAGTAAATATTTTAACTATTTCGTCTGTTACACTATCTTTAAGAACAAAATCAACTTGCTCTGTGTCATCAAATTCATCTATTAGTGCTGTTATAGGAGTAATTGTAGCTTGTCCATTTGAACCAATAGTAATTGTGCCTGTTAGCGGTACATTAAGATCTATAGATAGTAGAGTACTACCTGTCATCATATAATTAAATGTTGTACCGGCTGGAACATTAGTAGTACTTATAGTTATAGTAAACGGTGTGCCTTCACTAGGTGAACTAGGAGTAGCAGTAATATTATAGGTAGCAGAAGGAAAAGTTCCGCCGCTAGTAACAGGATACCTATTACCATCAGAAATAATAATAAATCCTTGGCCAGCACCATCTACAGAATATTGAAATGTTCCTATGGATTCCTGTTCAAATATAATATTTCTAAGATAAGGCTTTATAGCAACTTGTGTGGCGCTAGTACGTCTATAAAATGACATTGCCTCAAAAATAAAATAAGGATCTCCTACTTGCACCTGATACTGATTAGCTCTGCCACCAACTGCTGGTGCACTAATAGTAGAATACAGTTTAGGTAAATAAAATATTGGTTTTAAAAAGGTATAACCAAAATTAAAACTAGTAGGTGTACCACCAGGCACATATGGAAATACTGTATCAATAATAGGATTGGCCGTAGCTATACTTGCACGTAAACTAGGATATGGATGATACAATAGCTGTCCTTCAACAGGTCTAAATATTTTTTGACCTGTATCAAACGTGCATAGGCCTGCAGCATTAAACATCTGCATACCATAAGTACCACTGCTACTAGTTAAATTAATATGTTCGTGACAAAATAGATATACTTCTGGTATATCACTACTGCCTTCTTTATAACTACCGTCTGGATTATTATATGTACTAGGAACTAATGCATATATTGTAAAAGCACCATTAATTCCAGATTGCCAATAATTATCGCATGCATACCAAATTTCAGTATTTGGCATGGTTATTAGTGCAAATCCAGTTTTTTGATTAACGCCGTGATTAGGTGCAGTATAATTTAATGTATAAGCTCTAAACTCTAACTGTGTAGAGCCACCGCTACCGTCACCTTCTCTAAACTTAACAGTATATGGGCCTGTTGTTGTAGGCCCATATAGTGTAGCTTTTGCATGAAACCACGGTTTAGGGTAGTCGCTATCTAATAAATATTCGTTAGCGTTAAAACTTTGTAATCCGTATGCCATTATCTTACAAAAACAAGTATAGTACTTGTTCTCCTTGTTCCTAAATCTGAACTACTTAACTGAGAGTATTGTATGCCAGGATATGATTCTGGACTAGTATATAGTCTAATATCCTGGTCTCCATTTAATAACGTTATCCAAAATATTGTTCTGTTAACTAGATTAGGCAGAGTACCAAAAGATCCTTGTGCCTGTCCATTAAAAAGTATTGTACTGTTACCAGTTGAAGGTATTGTTATACTTCTAACAAATACTCCGGCATTTATACTAGAACTGGAATCCAGTTCTAGTAATCCTGCAGTATCAAATAATTGTAGGCCATATGTTGTAGCCATTATAATAATCCTATTTTAACCCGTAAAACATTACCGTCATACACTTCTATTTTATTATTAAACAATCTCATATAACTTCCGCTACCAGTACTACCAATAACTAATTTTCCAGCATCTATACTACCTGCTCCAATTCTAGCTGCATCTAATGTTCCTGTAGTTATTTTTCCGGCGCTAATACTTCCAATATATGCCTCTCCTATTGCCGCTTCTTGCATAAAAGTAGCTACATTAGTAGAACTAATTTTATTATTAGAAGTAATAGTAGTAAAAGATCCAGTACCAGCATTACTTAATGTTACTACGCCATTGGTCTCCGTTATACTAATTTGTCCATTAAGTATTCCTACAGGTGCATTACTTAAATCAGTTTTAACTGCACCAATACTAGTTGCTGTCACATTACTATTTAATATGTCTGATGGGGCATTAGTTAGATCAGTTTTTACTGCTGCTAAACCTACTGCATCAATAGAAGTGCTTGTACCACCACCTTGTAGTGAATAAACTGCACCTGTTTTACTAATATATAAATTATTATTTAATATTCCTGCTGGAGCATTAGTTAAATCAGTTTTAACTGCGCCTATAGTAACGGCAGTAATATTACTATTTAATATTCCTGCTGGAGCATTACTTAGATCAACTTTGACTGCACCTAGACTAGTAGCGGTAATATTACTGTTTAATATTTCTGCTGGAGCATTGCTTAAATCAGTTTTAACTGCCCCTAGACTAGTAGCCGTAACGCTGCTGTTATCTATTGTACTAGGATAACTAGTACTTATATTACTCCAGTCAAGTGCTGTTCCCGATCCAAATAGTATATTACCATTACTATCTTTAATGGTTAAATTTCTAGTGTCTATTCTTGCTGCTAAAATGCTTCCTGTGGTTATCTGCCCGCCATCAATCTGTGTTTGATTATTAAACCCAGCAATAGTATTAGTACCATCTGTTACTTGCGTACCGCTACTAAACGTAACTAGTCCGCTAAATCCAACTGCTTTTGTAGGTGTACCAAAAGTAAGACTACCACCAGTTCCAGTAGTTGTATCAGTATCACCTTCTACGGCTGTAAATGATGCTACCCAATACCTGTAGGTATTATTAGCCACAAATGTTGGTGCAGCCTTACTCCAAGTACCATCACCAATAGTTCCTCCAGTAAATACTGCTGTACTAAAAGTAAAGTTGGTAGCTGTAGGAGCTGCTGGAACTATATCATCAGTTGTATAAGCAGTTTTATAAACAACACCAGTAGCTGTTCTTTTCCCATTAGCACCTACGCCATCAGCTACTATGCTATAGTATAATGTTTTATTGTAGACTATACTTTCAGCTGTGGCTTGCAGTGTTACGGTAACGCTACTTGTATCTGTAGGATATACTGTTACACTAGTAGCACTACTACTAGTAACTGCGCTGCTACTGCTAAAACTTCCTCCACTAACTGTCCAATTATATGTAGGGCTAACTAAATTTTGAGGACTAGCTGTTAAGGTTCCAGAATTAGCTGGAGTATATACTCCTGCTGAGCTACGTTTAAAACTAACTGAAGTAGCTCCAAGTATATCTATACCTTTTGCAGGGGCACCTGTATTACCTCTAGGTATACTTATGTCTATAGTATTTGTGGCTCCACCATCTGTTACATTATTTGTAACAGTAGCAGCTGAGCCAGGATTACTAGTAGTAACAGTGCCTATATTAATAACTGCGGCTCTACCATCTTGTACAATACTGATACTAAGAGTTTTAGTTAGCTCGGCAGTACCAACAGTAGCTTTAAAGGTTGCACTAGCGGTATCAAGAGCAAGGTTGGTAATTGTTGGTATTGAGATTACACCAGTAGAGCTATCTATAGTCGGATTAGTTAAATTATTGCTAGTAACCAAACTATAAGTAACTCCGCTAGTTAATATTGTACTACCTCTAGCTACTACCATTTGACTAGAAACAGGTAATCCGCTGAGTACAGTGCCGGCTGCGTTTAACGTAACGGTTTGATTCTCATTTACAAGCGCAGCATTTAGCGCATCACTACCTTCTTCAAGATAGTATACACTCATTTGATCAAATACATCAATACTAGCGACTACAGTGCTTTGTACTCGTACCTTTATTAGTTTTGAATTTGTATTGTTAAAACTATTGAGTGTATATGTTGAACTAGTTGCACCATTAATTAATACACCATCTGCATACCATTTATAAGTTGCACCAGCTATATTAGCTATTGTAGCATCAAAAGTAATAGTACTAGGACTAATTGTACCGTTATTTTTTGCTTTTACAAATGCTTGTCCTGTACTAGTTAATAATACAATAGGTGCGGTACTACCTGGACGCTGCTTACTAACATTTAATACTAGATCTATAGAATACGTTTCACTGCTATTTTGCGGATTTGTATAAACTGCACGTAGGGTAATAGTACCTACTAAATCAGTAATACCTGTAATTGTATACACACCTGTACTGGCTATAGTAGCGGATACTCCGCCTACTGAACTACCGCTAACAACACTATAGGTTACAGTGGCTGTTCCAGTAACATTTGTACTCAAATTATAAACAACAAAGGTTCCTGTAGCATTAGTAAATACAGCATTATTACCATCACTATCTGTAGGTATTTGAATAGGATCGCGATTTAAAAACCCACTAATAGGTAGTGCAGTATCTAATGTTGCGGCAGTAATTTGTGCTGACGTAGTATATACTTCGGGATCTATTTTACTAACAAACGCATATTTAATATAATATGTAGTATTATTTTTAAGATCGGTTAGTGGTACTATGCTTTGAAAACCAGCATCAAATACTAAATTGCCAGCTGCAGGAGTAAAGCCACTAGTTTCACTTATCCATACCTTTAAACCTTGCAAGTCATCACGAATAGAGTTATCCACTACCTGCAGTGTGCCGGTAGTGGAATTATCATCAATGTCAACAGCGTTAAAAGGCTGTGTAAAATAAAGGTATAAGGCTTTTGGGCCGCTATTTACTGTTAGTGACATATACCTTCCTTACTGAATCGTCTTAATTAATATACTACCTAAAACACTAGTTGAACTATAACTATTTGTGTTATTAAGGGCTCTGCAAGCTACTCTATAATTTATTCCAGTTTGACTAATACGTCTATTGCCACTAGTACTTGGTAAATCTAGCAAGTTAAATACGGCTTGGGTTCTGCTTTGAGCTTTTAACATATTAGCACTATCCCAAGTAGCTGTCCAAAAATCTCCGGTACCAGTACTTCTGTAGAGTCTAAATTCATAGGTTTTATGATCGCTAGGCTCACTGTTTCCAGTATTTAAGATAGGCTTAACAATAATATTTGTTCCTTGTAATGTTATCATAACATCATTAGGCGCAAAAGGATTATTGCTCTTACCAACTACTTGAAATCCGTACTCACTAGACCATGGTCCAAATACACTGTGCTCGTTATTTGTATATCTAGCACGTAATTTGTATAGGGCATCTGTGGTTAGTCCTTGCAGTGCTAAACTGCTAGACTGTTTATCAGTATAATAAGGATTCTTCGGTCTATCTGGATCAAATATATTGTCTGCTGCGGCTACTTCTACTTCTATAACTGTAGCAGTTTGTGTTAAATTACTTGGATTATTAAAAGTAACTACAGTAGTATTTATAAATGTCCCTGTAGATACTTGTTCACTTAAACCACTACTTGTAGCTACTTCAATAATTTTTGGAGCTTGAGTAATAGTTGTTTTAACAATATCTATATTTTCTAAACTAATGTTAGCATTAAAACTAATGCTTTCATCATCTAGGTCTTTTGTATATATTTCTGGGCTATAGTCTGTTAAAGTTAGTGTGGCGCTAGTATTACCGCTAGGCTGTATTGATAATACTACAAGATCTTGAGTAACTTTTCCTGTTTCGCCAATCATTATTAAGTTATCTACTTCTGCCCCAACCAAATTACCATCAGTAACAGTTATAGTGTTATAATAGTTGCTGGTTGCTACACTTTGTATAGTTCTACTAATACTAACTATGCTATTATTTTGCCCATCTTTTGCGTTTGTTCTAATTAATATACTATAAGATTTTGTGTTATTTAATAAAACTGGTTCTGTAAGAGTTATAGTAGTACCAACAATACTTTTAATCCTTGCTGAGCCTGCACCCCATAGTGGTACATCGTGTGTTACTTTTACAAGATCACCACGAGTACATACTAGGTATTCAAAATCTACATTAATAGTATATACTTCAGGACGTAGCTTTAACTGAGCTAGGTGCCATCTAGCAAAATATCGCACTTGATCTGGATTAGTTACGCCTGGTAAAGTTATTTGTTCAAATTTTTCTGCGGTTGATACGGCTCTAAAAGTTCCTATTGTATGGGATTGTGTACTAAATGCTCTACCAGTTCCTGTTGCTGCTGTGCTATTCTTTACAAAAGTTCCGCCAACCATAGGAGCACCACTATATCCAATAGCATTCCAGTTAGTTGTGCCTAAAAAAGTTATTTTATAAGTATTTCCAGTTACAAAACTATTAGCATTTACTATAAAGCCTGCTGTTTCAGCATATCCATAATTGTAAACTATTAACTCATCTGGTTGATAAGCCTTAAGTTCATTAGGAAAGCTAACCCTAAATGCATCTGGAATAAATACAAGCGATTTTGTACTACTAAATCCCCAACTATTATGTGGGGTAAAATGCTGAACTATATAGTCTCTAGGCTTATCAATTACTACGCTCCACTTTCCGTTAATAAAAGTAGGGCTAGCCATACCTGCTGCGGCTATATCTTTTAGCACTTCCATTAAACTTTGTGTACTATTTAATACATTGTTGTACTCAAATTTAGGTTTTGTAGTAGTTATTAAATCACAAAAAATATACCAGTTTTTTAAAGTATCCCAATCTATTTCACTGTCACTAACTGGATATGCATTAGCAGTATGTTGCAATACGTAAGCAAACAAACTTGCTGGATTACTTGTAGGTTGTTCAAGTTCCCATTTAGTACCAGTCCAAACTTTTGCTTTTGTTTGTACTAGAGCATTTACACCTTCTAGTGTACCATTAACTTTATTTGTACTTTGTACAACTATAGCTGTTCTAGCTAAATTACGCTTTTCTGTGCCACGCACAGGCAGTGGCTTTAGTGGAGCCACACTAGTATCTGTAGCAGTTATTGCATATAAGTATGCTTTATGCGCAAACTGTGTTTTACCTGAGCTAGTATTATCGGCTGTTAATCGCTTTACTCTTACTGTATAGGTATTTCTAGGCCTGTCTGGAAACTCATAGATAAAATTGAAACCATCTTTTTCGTTCTTCTCTAGCTCAACAATTTCCCAGCCTTGATTAGGATTAATATTATCTACACCATCCCAAACAAATCTAATTCTACAGGCAACACCTCTGTTGCTGTTTGTTAAGGCTGGATTAGTTCCGTCTCCAGTTCTATTTTTTCCAACTACTCTAACAGTATACGTACCTGCTGTTATATATACTTGCTGTCGTACTGATCCTGCTGGCACTCCGCCTTGCTCATCATTTTTAAAACTGTTAGATGTTGAGGCTACCTGAATACCATTAACATAGGCTTCTGCCCAATTATCCGCAGCAAGATCAATAGTATAGTATCCATCATATGGAAATACTACGCCGGTAGCTTGATCATCGTATTCATGAGTTTGTGCGTTTGTACTACTCCAAACTGCATTAGTACGTAAAAATTCATTAGCCCAAGTACTCTGTGTAACTGCTACTGCATTAGGCAAGTCTGTATATGCGCTAAAGACTAATGTATCTATTTCTGTTGTTGGGGTATTGATAGTATTTGTTTTAATACTGCCACTAACTATGGTAACTGTTCTACCACCAGTTAATTCTCCAGATATGGTATCTGCAGTACTAGTTAATGTTAATCCAGTTATTACATAACTGCTGTAACCACTTAAGAAACTATTAGTTGTATAGTAGTTATTTGGACCTAATACAACTTCATGTAATTTTATAAAACCACTTGGTATCGTAGGAGTATACTGATAAGTATTCTGCAAGCCTAATAAACTAGCGTATCCTGTGCTTTCTAGTGCATTTATTAGATCTTGGTCTATAATACTACCATTATTGTCAGATACGCTGCCTGCAAACATTTCAACACTGCCGTTAGCTTGTATGGCAAATATATATTTTCTATATAAACTCCAGCTTTTAGGACCATTATCACCAAGAGGTATACTTAAACTACCAGGAGCTTGTAATCCAAATATTTTATTAGTAGTAATACTATAACGTAATTCATTCTGATTAGCTGGAATATCTACTGTATTACCAGGGTCTCCATAACTGCTAGGATAGCAAGCTATTGCAAAACGAACTTTGTGAGCATAACTATTACCGCTTTCGGTATTTATCATGCGCAAGCCTTCTGGAAAATTAATAGCAACTTTAATGTTAGTTGCGGCTTGCGTAAACGTAACAGTAGTCCAAGGGTTACCTGTTGTACTGTTATTGATTAATTCTACTGGGCTTGTTGGCAGTTGTTGTACATCGCTAGGATAATAATTGTTAAAGGCTTCTCTTTCAGAGTCGGTTTCTAAGTCTGAGCCGCTTAAGGTTAATTGTACCTTTCTGTCGCGTTTAGTAGTATCTTGATGTAAGCTACTTAATTTTGTAGCACCTACGCAAATACCTGCTTCATCTACCCATAGTGGGCCAAAACCCCAAATAATGATTAAGTGTAGTAGGCTAGTAGCAGTTAATGTTTCTAAGTATGGTGTAGCTCCAAGTAATCCAGTAACACGAGTTTTTCCAAGCACAACTGGTATTGCACCAAATGGATTAGCTTGATTTTGTGTACCACTAAACATATTAGTAGGTATAGCTTGTCCTGGATCTTTTGGTGGTCTAATAGGAAACGCTGCATTTACAAGTGCCATACCAGCAAATTGTATTGCTAGTGTTCCGGCTATTTTAAATCCTGCAGATGCTATAGTAGTATTAATACCTAACTCGCCTAATGCTGCAACATCAGCTCCTGCAAATTCTATTGCTGCTCCTAACGGGCCCCCTAAAGCGGTCGCAGCAATAATTATAGCAATACTAGCTACAGTACGCAGCCCTTGTCTGCCTTGTGCTACTATTTTATAATTTACTACCTGATCTTTTTCAAAGTATGTTGTTTCCCATCGATCCCGTGGAACAGGAACTCCATCAATAGTAAGTATTAATTGTTTACTAAATCCTGCACTTAAATTATATTTAGTACTAATATAATTTGCAAATGCTTGACAGTTTGTTCCTGACTGAGCCAATTCTACAGCTTGATTCCACTGTAGTGGATGTGGACTACCTATAACAGTTAAGGGGCTTGTTTCAGTATATCTGTAGAATCCCTCTAGTCTATTAAACCACATAGGACTATTTATAGATTCAATTACACTATCTTTACCATCGCGACTATGTAAAAACTTTCCGCTATCAATGTAAACGCCTACATGACTAAGTTCACCCATGATTTTAAATAAGCACAAGTCGCCTGTTTGAGGGCTGGATACTTTAGTCCAAGTGTCTTTATAATAGTTAATGGCAGCTACGGCCTTAGGGTCATAGCTGCCATCATATAGTTCTGTATAGCTAGGTAATTCTATGTTTAGTTCATTTTTATAGAATAATCCTGCCAGTCCCCAACAATCAATACCTTGTTCGTTTCTACCGTTCTCTTGGTAAGGTAATCCAATATATTTATTATAATCCATTAAAATAATCCCGGAAAATATAATGGTGAAAATGTAAAGCTAGGAAATGGTTCTCTGGTAAAATTAATCATTTCTAGTTGTAGTTGTATACTTTCTGCGCTATAAGTAGCCCCTACAATATAAAACTTTGAAAATTCTGCTTCTGGAACTGGCCCAACTAAATTACTAGATAATACTAAACTTATGGTTACTTGTGTTGGTTTAGTTAAATATTTTCTTATTAGTGTAATTGCTTCAGGGGTTACATAATTAATTGTTATACTTAAGTTTCCTACACCAGTTTCTTCTTCGCTTGGTAAATTGATTTGCATTGGTATAAACCAATAATCTTTCCCGGCGTAGGTAACACCATACATAACCTCTGCGTCATCTGTATAACCTTCTAGTGTTTCTAACTGTTGTGTAGACCATCCGCTAGTAACACCAGTTAATCTACCAGTAAAACTATCAGCTAATCTAACATCGTCTGTTCCACCATCAGGATCTTTAATTGTTAATAATGTAATTAATTGATCCTCTGTTTCTGAGGAAAACATAGCTTTAATGGCTGATGCTGATAAGCTGTTTAGTCTACTCATGGTAATATTTCAAATTGTAGGTTAGTTTGCCAGTATCCAGGCGCGCGATACTGTAGTGAGAAAAATTGTCCATCACCTTGTGGAACTAGTCTACATTCAACTGTAGTTCCAAGTCTAGGATGAGTAAAATTAAATCGCTTTACACCTAATAGTGTATCATTTACAAAAGTTTCCAGTGTTTGAGTTTGTGCTGTTGTCATTATAAAACTAAGTGCCATAGTAGTGGGCCGGCGACTACGTAGTCGCTGTTTAGCCGGCCCTGCATCCATTGGTGATCTTAGTATATTTATACCAATATTTTCTGTAAAATCTTTTTGAGGTGATTGAGGTAATCCTACTGGCCAGGTTATGTTAGCCATACTATCTCCTTCCTACCATTGAACTTATGCCATACGTATTAGTAAAAGTTCTTTGTAAACTACTGTTTGTACGGCTTAACTCTCCAGCAACCATGTCACCAACAGTAACTTCTATTCGTCTATTACCTCTAGCGTCAGTTGTTTCTTTTGCTGTTGCTTTTTCTGGACTGTAATTATTAACTACTATATCCACATTTCCTTGATTACTACGTACACCAAGATTACCATTACTATCGCGTTTTAATGGCATAATTGCTTCTGGTCCTGCTTCACCCATTACACCTATACCTTTTGCAGCTTTAAATACTGTAGGACTATTTACTATTGAATTAGTAAAAATTCCTCCTTTGGCATATTTCATAATACCTTGATTATTAAAAGCATTGCCCATAGCACTAAAGCCAAAAAATGAAGCTAAACTTGCTCCTACTGCCGTACTTCCACCAAATAAGCTAGTAGCAAATTTTTGCATTTGCATTTGCAAAATAGTTCTGGTAAAGTCTAATAACATACTATTCATAAAATCTTTGAAACTAAACTTACCAGTTTGTATAAATGACAGCATTGCATCCGTCATCTTACTAAATTGCTGACTCCACGTATCACCTAATTTTGTCGCACTATCTGTTAATGTAACATTTAATCCTAGGATTGTTGATTGCTGATTTGATAAGTTAATAGCTGCAGTAGTAGCATCCTGGTATCCTTGACCAATAGCAGCTCCACGGCTTATAAAGCTAGGTTGTCCCGCTTGAGGCACTGGGCCAAACTCACTATCTGCACCAGGTGCGGCAGCCATATCTCTTAATAGTTGTAATGTAGCGGTATTTCTAGTACTAGTAGCCTCTAATATAGCTTTTTGTAAAGCTAATTCATTTCCTATTTGTTGTAAGCGTAAATTACCTAATCTATATTCTTCTGTAGATAGTTGACCAGAATTATTTTTAAACTCAAAATTTTCTCTTTCAAAGTTTAGTTTTTGTTCTAGTAGTGTTAAACCGGCTTTGTCAAGTTGTTGTGTTCTTTCTTCCGTTGCAATTACCTGGTCCAGGAATCTATTAACTTCAGTAAGATTTAATTGTTGTAGAGCTTCTTCACCTTTAGCAGCTAGTTCAAATAGAGCCTTTCTACTATCAGATTCTATTTTTGCTAAATTTTCATTATATGTATTGGTTAGCCTTTTAACTAATGAATCATAACTTTTTTGAGCTTCTGCTAGCTGATCTCCAGTTTTTCCTTTTATATCTTCTGCAAGAGTTAATCCTGCGGCTTTTAATCCACCTTTAAATCGTTCTCTTTCAATTTCTTGATTTAAATCACGTAATCTTTGCGTTAGTTCAAATCTAGCTCCTTGACCACCAGGACCTTGATCTGTTATTTCATTAAGTTGTCTATTTATACTTTCAGCTTGACGTTGTAAGCTTTCTACAATATCTCTAGTACTTAAATCAACCTGAGTAATGGCGCCTTTTAATAATTCTTGCTGCTTTTGATTAGCAAAACCAGTTCTAGCAAGTTGTGCTCCCTGTAGCTGTTGAACTATAGCCATTAATGTTGGATCTTGCTTAGCTAATTCACTTAATTTAGTAACATCAAGTTTCGCAACCGCCTTTTCTACTTCACCAGTTCTAGAAATACGTTTTTGCAGCTCTGTTTGTCTTTCCTCTACAGCTGATTCTAATTGATTACCTCGATCTTGTGCATCTTTATAAAACTGTAGTTCTCTAAGATCGGCATCTCGTTGAACTTGCAGTCTTAATAACTCTATGCCTAACACAAGTTTTATATTACTATCTGATAGCTTACTTTGAATATCTATAGCTTTTATAGCTAAATCAGTTTGACGTTTTGCTATTTCTACCGTTTGCTCTTTATATGTACCAACTATAGCTTGTTGTTGTTGAACAGATAACTGCTGTAGTCGTAATTTAAAATTAGCTAAACTAGCATCTATTTGTTTGCTTACACTATCCTGAATTAATCTGCGTGCAGTACCAGATATTTCTTCCATTCTACTATTTAGTCCGCCTAGTTTAGACTTTGCGTCCTCTATAATTTGTGGTAGTTGTGCTAGCTCGGATCTTTTTTGTTGCTCATCACCAGCAAATAATGGCCCACTTGCTAATTCTTTTTGTAGCTGTTTTAGTCTTGTTTCGCTAGTTGCTAAAGTTTTATTATAGTTATCAGATTGCGTTGTTAAGTTTTTATACTCTTCAACCAATGGAGCTAATGTTAATGCCGTTCCTGGATCTAAGAATTCTAACCCGCCTTTTTTAGTTAATTCGTCCATGGCTCCGCGAGCACCAACAGTATCATCTAAAGCTTTTTTAAGTGCTGCTGCTTGTTTAATGGTATTACCTAAAAATACTGTTAGCGGACTATTATCTCTGGTAGCATTAGCTAAATTTTGAAAAGCTGTTTCAGTTGATTTAGCAGTTTCACGTACATCTTGTGTAACTGCTTGCGCATCTTTTAGTGCTTTTTTACTATTTTGAATAATAGTTTGTACGCCACGACTAAGCTCTAATAACTCTTTATCGCGTAAACTAGTAGTTAAACTTTTTAGCTTTTCTGTTAGTCCTTCCTCTGATAAATCTGTAGTATCTAATACTTTTCCTAGCTGCTCCTGCAATGAGTCACGCATTTCGCCTATTGGCATTGCCTGAATCGCACTAGTTACACTATCTACTAAATTTTCACTTAATTTTTTAGATCTTTGGCCACCCCAAAACACAGCTAAAAAATCTTTTGTTTTATCTATCCAACTGCTTAGCTGGTCAGATTTAGCAAATGCTTTATTTACTCTGTCTAGACTATCTGATATGTTTTCTACGCTATTAGCAAATGCATTAATACTATCAACAGTTAGTGCATTTTTGTATTTTTCTGCTACCATAGTAGCAGTTTTAGTTGATTCTTCTAGGGATTGTATTGCGCTATCAAAATCTTGTACAGCTTTTTTATTTTTACTAAATAATGTATCTAGTACTAAAAATGCAGCTGTAATAACTTCTGCTATTAAAAGTGCTCTGCCTAAACTTGCACCAAGTATGCCAACAGCACTGGCGGCGGCTATCATCCCACCTTGAGTTACAGTTACAAATTTACCTATTCTGCCTAGATCTTTATCTGCTTGTGCTTTGCCGTATAGTTCTTTAATACCGCCAACAAAACCTTTGCCTTCTACATCACCAGTAACTTCACTTAATATACGAAGTCTAGCGGCCTTGCTGCGAGCTTGGTCTCTTATTTCTTCACGCTGCCATAGTTCTGACAATACTCGTGCACGTTTTTGTAGTCCCTCTTGTAAAGTATCGTCTACACTAGCCAAGGCTTGGCTGCGTTCTAATACTAATTTCTGTGCAGCAGCTACTTTATCCATAGCTACCGCAATTTTTTGCTTGTCAGCTGATTCACTTTGTGCAAATTTTGCACTAGTTTCTTGCAGTTTAGCTATACTTTTTTCATTGCCAACATCTTCACTAGTTGCTTTACCAAACCACTTACTGCCAGCAACACGTTTATCCATGCCGCCAGTAGCACCCAGTAGTTCCTGTTGTGCAGCTTTAAGTTGTTGCTTGGCCTTTTGCAGGTTTTGTTCTAGGGCGGGGATACCTAGTGCGCTTTCTTGTCGCTTTATAAATGCTTCTTGAAAACTTCTGTTAATTAATGTGGCTTTTTCCGCCGCATCTTCAGCAGCTGCTTTAAGACCTTCTCGCCACTGTCCTAGTGCTGGTAGTGCTGTTTTAGTAATTTTAATAGCTGCTAAACCAATAGCGGCTGCAATTAAACCAGTATTGTCGGCTAATAATTTGGCTATAGGCGCTATAAGATTATTTACAACTGTTAATATATCTTGTGCTACATTTTTTAATTGGGACAATAATTTATCATAAGGATTGCCTTCTTGAGCAATTTCTCCAAACTTATCTCTACCTTCTTTAAGCACAGCATTAGCAAATGCTTGACGACGTTCAAAGTCTGTTAGTTGTGCTTCGGTTTTACCTACTCTACGCGCATAATCTTCTGCAGCTTTACCTACTTTAGTAAATAAACCTAATTCGTCTAGTAATTCCGGCTCTAGTTTTGTAATACCACGTGTAAGTCTGCTAACGGCATCACTCATATTTAAGCCAAGTGCTTGTGCTGCTCCTTTAGCTACTTCACCTAATTGCATAAACTGATCGCGTGTCATACCACTACTTATTGCTTTAGCAGTAGCTTCCATAGATTCGCGTAAACTAATGGCTCCTCCACTAGCTTCAGCAAATTGTTTTGCTAGGCCGCCCATGGCTATACCACTAGCTGCACCTAGTTGATCTAAGCTGCGAATCATTACTTCTGTTTGCATTGCTTCACGAAGTGCATTAAAAGCAGCTGCAACAGCAAATATATTTGCTGCATAAGTAGCGTATAGTCTAACTAATCCACCTAATCCACGAGCTTGATCTGCAAAATCTCTAGCACTAGCTCCGCCACCGCCTGCTGCTCCACGAGCACGATTATATTCACCTACTTCGGCTCCAGTCATAGGATCGAATCCAGCACGACGCATAGCAGCACTACCAGTTTTTGTACCACGCAATAAATTATTTGCGCGCTCTAGTTGCTCATTTAATTTTTTTGCATCGTTAGTACGACTTTGCATAGATTTATTTTGATCTTGTACATTAAGATCTATATTTATCGTATTACCTGCCATAGTAGCTCCAGGTGAATTTTTATAGTTGCATAATATTTTATGCGAGATTACACCAAGTATAACACAAGGGTTTTAAAATGTCAACCGCAAAATTTTTTACAACAAAAAAGCCCGCTGTTTTTATGTACTAGCGGGCTTTTGTTCTCGTTTGTTAATTAATTCTGCTCTAACACTGTCAATTAATTTTATTAATTGAACGGTTAACTTTCTATCGGCTAAGTCAACTTCCATATAATCTAATATTTCGGTTAGACCTATAAAGCTTTTACCTAAATATAATCCATTAAAACCTTCCCACTCATCTTTTAACATACGATAAACACTTAGTGCTTGTTGTACGTCTAGGGGAAAATCTTCATATTCTATAGGTATTTCGCTTTCAACAGGTTCGCTACCCATCATGTCACACATCTCTAGGTAGCTTTCTCTAGTCATGCCAAGTTGCTGATTTTGAAAGTAGTTATTTAGTTGGTTTTCAACTCCTTGGAGCTGATCTTGGAAAAGTTTCCCAGGTCACTAACCTGTTCACTAATAAAACTATCAAAATCGCTTGAATTCTTCATTAGATACAAGGCGTTTTCTGCCGAGTAATTTAATTGATCTTCTGGATCTAGGTGGTTAACATCTACTGGTGCCAGTTGCTCTAAGTATTTGATTTTTAATCCGGTCCAACCTTTTACTGCATTTTCTACATATAACTGTAAAAATAATTCATCATTTAATTCTTCGTGTGGTTGACGATTTTTAAATGTAGTTTTTGTAGCGCGTTTACGAATATTTACAATTGTTTCACGACTTAAAAAAGCTAAGTCAATTTTAAACCCTGGCATGCCAGGAAACTCTACCTCAATACTTTTTGAGGGAACTAATAGTGATTTTAAACTAAGGTCTGCCATTGTTACACTTGGTTGATGAGACCGGTTAAACACCGGTCTCGGTTAATAAACTTATGCGTAATACGTTAAATTAATTTCGTTGCTTTGTGTTAAGTCAAATACTTCTGATCCGCTATTTCCACTCTTG